TTAGGATTGTTTCAGGAAAAAACGCAGACTTCCAATTCGAAGTACCGCTCCCTGGGAAGCCGCACTGTTTTCAAAGTTTCTTGCAATTGTTTCCTTTTCCACGCTTAATGTCTTTACAATGTAAAATTCCTTCTTTGCCGCCGTCGGTGCATTGTGCATAAACTGCATCACTTCCTGCAGGTTTCCAGATCCGGCATAATCCCCACCGAGCACCGTATGGGCATCCTTTTCCTGAAACACATGCGGAATGACCGAATCAATCGCTTTATCGTAATCCGCATTTCCCACATCAATCCGGATGCGCGCCAGACAGCTTCCGTCCCCCGGCTGTTCCACCTGATAATCCAAAAGTTGCAACTGCCCCCACTTCTGATTCACTGCCTCCTGCCATTTTGGAAGGAACTGACCTTTCTGCGCATTTAAAACACTGACAATCATGGAAATTTTTTGTTTATTTGGAAGCTTCATAAGCATACCCAGTCCCGGAATCTTCGGAAGCTTTACCTGATCAATATTTAATTCTGTAATATCTGCCACCAGTCGAAACATTTCTTCTCCTTCATCTTTGGTTATTTTCTATGCTATCATGCTATCACTTTTTTCGTAATTTTTCCACTAAAATAACACTCACGATATTATGCTATAATTTCATTTGGCACCGCCAAACCGGATTCACCAGAAAAGTCAGATCAATACCGTTTTGATGATGATATACAGGTATGTATTTATGATAATCTTGTAATCAATATCACGGAATTGTTAAAATAAAAAGGTGCTTATTTAAGCACCTTTTTTAGTGGACTAGACGGGAGTCGAACCCTCATACAAAAGTTATAGAACGGCTTATTTATTGGATTATTAATTTTCGTGTCATCTTTCGTGTCATCTAACTATAGCTTGTCCAAAAATTCTTTCTTCCACTTCTTATCATCTACCCAGTATGCCGGACAAGCTTTTCCAGTTACATCAAAGTGCCGGACAACGTGTGCCTTATCGATGTTATATTTCTTCATAAGTTTTTTCGTGAGTGTAACAGCATTCTGAATCGTTACTGCTGACGCTCCAGCTTTTCCGTCCTTTACAGTATCGCACAACTCGATGTTGATTGAGTTGGCATTTGTGCAAAGTCCATACTTTTTTCCACCGCCTGTCTTCCCACAGTTCGGATATTTTTTCCCACCAACGGACCAAGCAATGTTTTTAAGCGGCACCGACTTCGTGTAAGAATCATCATCGACGAAATAATGTGCGCTGGCTTTGACCACATTATTATGGAAGTATTTCGCATTTGCTTCATCTGTATCGCCGTCATTGGCAGTGTAATGGATAACGATGTACTTGATGGATTTTAAACTTCTCTTATTTCCATAGTTTTTCGGATTCGCAAACAACTGCTTTGCAATTGCTTTGATTGCTTTTGTAATTGCCATGCTATTCCTCCTTAACTTCCGGGATGCCGGCTACACTGGTGAGCAATGATACCACGCCTGATACAATTGCAGATGATACAACCAGTTTCCAATCCACGGACGATACTACAGCGGCGGTACCAATCACTGCAACAGCAGTTTGTGCCATTGTCTTAACGGCACGGATGCCGGCAGCCTTAAACCATTTAACAGTGTCTACGTTTGCTTTAAATACACAATTCTTCATATTAAATACCTCTTCTTTCTTATTTGATATATTGAGCAATCATCGAAACCAAACCAATAGCAAGAGCCGTGGAAATTGTGCTGATGATTGCAGTTATAGCGACTGACTTATATTTTTTAACATCTTCTGCCGGTGCGCGTTCCATAACATCGACGCGAGCATCCATGCTATCAATCTTCTCATCCAAGGCGCACACATTCTCGTTAGTATGCTTTACTTCCTCGACCAACTGCACCATCGTTTCACTCATTGTATGTATCTCCTCAACAATTGGTTCTAGTTTATCGATTCTGTGTGTATTCGATTTAGCACGCGCTTCAACTCTGGTAAGCCGACGCTCGTTATAAGTTTTAGACCACATGATTTCACTCCTTCCGAAGTTTCCTAACTATATTGTAATGGATGCCAAGATTGATTTTGTACCAATTTAAAAGGGGCATCCAAAGATGCCCCTTACGCTGTCTGCTCTGCCTTTTCAATTTCTGCTCGCACCTTTTCGCGCCATCTCTCCGGTACATCATCAATTGTCATTTTCTTGTCTACCAAGATTCTGCGCACATAAAACTTAACCATGTCTTACACCTCACTTTCTGCGGCAATGCTTGCCAGTTCTTCGATTGCTTCTGCGTTTGCTTCATGCCCTGCTTTAAGCTCATCAATTGCCTTTTCCATTTCCGTCTTTGTCCGCAGCCTGATAGTAACCGTGTATGTTCCATCTTCCTTGCCGGCCTCATCCGTATTCGGTGCGTATGTAAACCCATCACACTTCAGATCGGTGTACTTTCCGGATACCTCATTATTGTGTTTAAATGTTACTTCCGCAATGCTGTTCTCTGCAAAAGCGTCCGTGATCGTTTTAATCCCGTCAAAATTTTGGGACTGGATCTGGATGTTGCCAAGGCTTGCACCATCGGCAATCTCGAACTCTGTTTTGTTTTTAAGGATAATTTTGTCCATAATTTTTTATTCCTTTCTATGATAAAAAATGGTTTATAAGTTACTTTCGAATGTTTGTTCGATATATTTTCTTAAACGGCAGTTTGGTTTAGTGACGGTAGAGCGATATGAACTATAAAGATTGATTGGCTTAGTAGAGCTGCACCCAATCTTGCAATTTACCACTTCCTGTCTCCCTCATTCGCCATTTGCAATGCCCGGTCGCGAATTCTGTTGCCTTTTGAGCAACGTAATTAGACGTTCCTGCAGAGTAATATACTTCCATAGTAAACGCAGTCTTAAATGGCGAATTTAAAACTGTTCCGGCAGTCACATTTGAATAGCAGCGATATTTTCCGACATTAAAAAATTTAATGTCATTTAAATTGGCGTTACTTGGAATATCTATAAATTTAGTTATATCGTTTACATTTACCCACTCGCTCCATTTGGTAGAATTAGTTTTGACCCTGCTATACAGTACATTATCCCAATATGTCATTCGAAGTTGCCGTTGATAATCACTATTATTTTTAAGACCAAACAACATACCATAACCGCCAGGTATAACAGCAATATAAGGAGTATTGGTAAGCATATTACTTAATTCAGTATCGAGAGCTTCGAAACTATCACAAGTCAATACTTTAAGGTTACCTAAACTGCCGTTTAAATCACTTATCTGCTTTGCAAGCGTACCATCCAGATTCGGATTAGCTTGTCTAGCGTCTAGCGCATACCCGGTTTCTGTTGTTACCTGGTTATTTACGATACTTTCTGGTTGCAGCGCACTTCCGATTTTATCCTTTAATGCATCTGCCAACTTTATGACGTTTTTCGCTTCGTCCAATGTAATTGTGGTGCCATCCAAGTTAATACTAAGCGTTCCACTTTCATCTACGCTCATGCTTTTTCCGTCCGGCTTTACAACTCCGGCATCCTCTGTTGTTGCAATCGCACTAGCTCCGCCCGCAATAGACTTAGACCAATATTCCGT